CGAGTACGCAGACATGAAGCCTGACGTATGGGAGCAGATTCTCCGTCCAGCACTGGCTGACCAAAAGGGTTCAGCGATGTTCATAGGTACGCCTATGGGCAGGAACCACTTCTACGAACTGTACAAACTTGCGGAGCTAGGGGACGATGAAACTTACAAGGGGTGGCACTTTACCAGTTATGACAACCCCATCCTCGACCCTAACGAAATTGACACGGCAAAGAAGTCCATGTCGAGTTACGCCTTTAGACAAGAGTTCATGGCCTCATTTGAAGCAAGAGGCTCCGAAATGTTCAAAGAAGATTGGATTCAGTTCGGAGAAAAACCAGAAGACGGAGACTACTACATAGCTATTGACTTGGCTGGCTTTGAAGAAGTTAACAAAAAACGAACAAAGAATACTAAGTTAGATGAAACCGCAATCGTTGTTGTTAAAGCTGGTCCTAGTGGTTGGTACGTTGATAATATTATACACGGGCGGTGGAGCTTTGATGAGACTGCCACCAAGATATTTCAAGCCGTTAGAGATTACAAACCTGTTAGTGTTGGTATTGAAAAAGGAGTCTTGCGACAAGCAATTATGAGTCCTTTAACAAACCTTATGAAACAGTACGGAAGGTTTTTTAGAGTAGAAGAACTTTCTCATGGTAACAAGAAAAAAACTGACAGAGTTATGTACGCACTACAAGGAAGATTTGAAAACGCTCAGATAACATTAAACAAAGGAGCGTGGAACTCAAGATTCTTGGATCAACTGTTTCAGTTTCCAGATCCTCTTACTCATGATGATCTTGTAGATGCACTAGCATACATAGATCAGTTAGCTAAAGTTGCGTATCATTATGACTTTGAAATTGATGACCATCAAATACTAGATGTAATAGCAGGATATTAAAAGTGAAAGTTTTTAGACCGTTCAATACCTACGGAATATACGCAATCAGTGCTGTAGTGTTTTTTACACTAGGCTACTCTGTTGCTATAATTTAAGGAACTTAAAATGGCAGAAGATATTTATAGCCCAGACCCTTTTATTATGGAAGAGTCCTTGGAAGAGTGGGTAATGACCAAGTGTGAAAACTGGCGTGACCACTACGAGTCAAACTACGAACAAAAGTTTGAAGAGTATTACCGCTTGTGGCGAGGACAATGGGATCCTGCTGACTCAGAACGAACATCAGAACGTTCTCGTATTATTTCTCCTGCGCTTCAACAGGCTGTAGAGTCTAACGTAGCAGAACTAGAAGAAGCAACGTTTGGTCGTGGTAAGTGGTTTGACATTACTGATGACAATAACGACCAAGAACGACAAGACATTCTGTATTTACGAAACAAACTAACAGAAGACTTTGAGTCTTGCAAAGTACGAAAAGCTGTAGCTGAGTGTCTTATTAACGCTGCTGTGTTTGGAACAGGCATTGGTGAAATAACGCTGGAAGAAATAAAAGAAATGGCTCCAGCTACACAACCTGTTATGGATGGTCAGTTACAAGCTATTGGCGTAAACATTACTGATCGCGTGGTAGTAAAACTAAAACCTGTACTACCTCAAAACTTTCTTATTGATCCTGTAGCTACGTCTGTTGAGGACGCTATGGGTGTTGCTGTAGACGAGTTTGTGTCTAAACACAGTGTAGAATTACTACAAGAACAAGGAGTGTACAGAGAAGCGTTTATAGAGTCTGCTGCGCCTGACAGCGATCTAGAGCCTGACCAAGACCTGACACTGTACAATGACGACAAAGTACGACTAACTAAGTACTATGGTTTAGTACCAAAAGAACTACTTGAGTCTGAAGATGTAGACGTAGAAGAAAACTCTAAGTACGTTGAGGCTATTGTAGTTATTGCTAACGGCGGTACACTGCTTAAAGCTGAAGCTAACCCGTACATGATGAAAGATCGTCCTGTTGTTGCGTTTCCTTGGGACGTAGTACCCGGACGATTCTGGGGCAGAGGCGTGTGTGAAAAAGGCTATAACAGCCAAAAAGCTTTAGACACAGAACTACGCGCACGTATTGACGCCTTGTCACTTACTATTCATCCTATGATGGCGATTGACGCAACAAGACTACCTCGTGGTGCTAAACCAGAAGTTCGCCCCGGCAAGATGATATTAACTAATGGGGATCCTCGTGAAGTACTTCAACCTTTTAACTTTGGGCAAGTGGGGCAAATCACTTTTGCACAAGCTGCTAGCCTTCAACAAATGGTACAGCAAGCTACAGGAGCTGTTGACTCCGCCGGTATTGCTGGACAAGTTAACGGAGAAGCCACAGCAGCAGGTATAAGTATGTCTCTTGGCGCTATTATTAAGCGTCACAAACGCACTTTGATTAACTTCCAGCAGTCGTTCTTATTACCGTTTGTAACCAAAGCTGCACACCGATATATGCAGTTTGATCCTGAAAACTACCCAGTAGCTGACTACAAGTTTAATGCTACAAGTACTCTGGGTATTATTGCTCGTGAGTACGAGGTTACACAGTTGGTGCAGCTCTTGCAGACTATGAAACAAGACAGCCCACTGTACCCTGTGCTGATCCAGAGCATTATCGACAACATGAACCTTAGTAACCGTGAAGAATTAATTGCTACTATGCAACAAGCTTCACAGCCTAACCCACAAGCACAGCAGATGGCAACGATGGCACAACAAGCACAGCTTGAGTTCCAGCAAAGTCAAACCGCTGCACTTAACGCACAAGCTGCTGAATCGCAGGCTAGAGCGGCTAAGTACAACATGGATACACAGTTAGCTCCTGAAGAATTAGAAATTGAACGTATTGAAGCAATTACTAGAAATCTTAAAGAAGGTGATGCAGACGATAAAGAGTTTGAACGCCGTCTTAAAGTAGCTGAAGTAGCGTTAAAAGAACGTAATTTAGAAAACCAAAAAGCAAGAGGAGCAACACCCCGTGCTAATGACACAAACGGAAATGACCAAATTCCTAGACCAAATCAACCAAGCGTTCAAGGACCAGTTCGACAAATTGGAAATGCTCCAAGCCAAGCTGGACTATTTGGAGGCCAAAGTCAATGAGCAAGAAAGATCCAAGACTAGCAAGGGCGGGAGTAAGCGGGTACAACAAACCAAAGCGGACGCCTAATCATCCTAAGAAGTCACACGTTGTTGTAGCTAAAGAGGGTGACAAAGTTAAAACTATTCGTTTTGGTGAGCAAGGAGCTAAAACTGCTGGCAAACCTAAAGCGGGTGAAGGCGACAAAATGAAAAAGAAGCGAGCGTCATTTAAAGCTCGTCATGCTAAAAATATAGCCAAAGGTAAAATGTCTGCGGCTTATTGGGCTAACAAGGTAAAATGGTAAGGAGATAACTATGCCAAAAGTAGGTGGAAAACATTACGCATATACCCCAGCAGGAAAAAAAGCAGCGGCAAAAGCTAAAGCTGCAATGAAGAAAAAAAAGAAGAAGAAGTAACGTGCCTAAAAAGAAAAAAGCTAACGATGCGTGTGCAAAGAAGGTTAAAGCCCGTTACAAGGTATGGCCTTCTGCGTATGCGTCTGGTGCTGTAGCTAAGTGCCGCAAGGTTGGCGCTAAGAACTGGGGTAAAAAAAGTGGCCGTAAGAAAAAGTAAAAAAGGTGCTGCCCTAAAGAAGTGGTTTAAGGAAGAGTGGGTTGACGTAAAGACAGGTAAGCCTTGTGGTCGCAAGTCTGCTACTAGTTCTAAACGTCCTTATCCTTCTTGTAGACCTAAAGCCGTAGCAGCTAAGATGACTAAAGCAGAGAAAGCTTCATCATCAAGGCGCAAAACAGGTCCAGCTAGGGTTCAACATGCAGTAACAGCCTCTGGACGTAGACGTAAAACTGCCAAAAAAAGGTCTTGACAACAGACCTAAAATATGGTATAATAGGAGTTATAGAGATAACCACATGGCCTCAATAGATCAAGAAACAGAACAATACTACAACAAGTACTTTGACCTGTTTAGAACCGATGGTTGGAAACAGTTAATCGAAGAACTACAACAGAATGCTTTCGTAATAAATAGCGTAGAAGCAACTAAAGATGAGAACGATTTGTATGTACGAAAAGGACAACTAAACGTACTTGCTTATATTCTTAACTTTGAATCTGCAACTAATAATAATTATGAAGAGCTAATCAGCGATGATTAAAGTATTTGATTTTCGCTGTACAAACGGACATATCTTTGAAGAATTTGTAGACGGCAACACTACATCCAGTAGGTGCGGATGTGGAGCCAACGCTACAAAAATTGTATCAGCAACTCAACATGTACTTGAAGGGTCTTCTGGGGATTTTCCCGGTAGGCACATGAAGTGGGTACGTGAACACGAGAACGCTGGACGATCTAGTCGGGAATCCTAGTCTTAGGTTACTTCTCATTTTAATCCTCCATAACCTTAATAATAGGCGGGGTAAGTTTATATTATGTCACGAGCACAATTACTTGATGAGCGTCCTGAAGAAGAACCCATCGAAACAACTGAAGAGCTAACTAACAACTCTATTGAGAATCCTGAAGAGGAACAGCCTCAAGAACCAGAGTTTGACCTTCCTGAAAAGTACCGTGGTAAGTCTGTCGAAGACCTTGTACAGATGCACCAAGAGCTAGAGAAATTCTCTGGCAAACAGAGTACGGAAGTAGGTGAACTCCGCAGACTTGTAGATGATCATATTCAGACACAACTCTCAACACAACAAGCACCTCAACAACAGCAACAAGAAGACGATGACGTAGATTTCTTTGTAGATCCACAATCGGCTGTTAACAAAGCAATAGCTAACCACCCTAAGATTAAAGAAGCAGAAGCTTACACACAACAAGCAAAACAACAGGCTACTCTTTCACAGTTAAAATCCAATCATCCTGATATGGAGAGTATACTACAAGATCCTAAGTTTGCTGAGTGGATTAAAGGGTCAAAAGTTAGAACTAATTTGTTTGTCCAAGCAGACCAAGGTTACGATTACGATGCTGCTCACGAATTGTTTTCTCTCTGGAAAGAAAGAAACCAAGCCGTACAACAAACCGCACAAGCGGAAAAAGCAGCTCGTCAAAGTACATTAAAGTCTGCAAGTACAGGCAATGCTCGCGGAACAGCAGAGGAATCGCGTAAGAAAATTTATCGTCGTGCTGACTTAATAAAACTTATGCAAAGTGACCCTGATCGCTACATGGCGCTGCAACCTGAAATTATGGCAGCGTATGCAGAGAAGAGGGTCAAATAGCCTAACCTTTAAGGAGAATTAAAATGGCTGGTGAAACCTCTGGTGCATATTTTACAGCTAATGCTGTAGTAGACAAAAC